ACTTGGTAATCATTATTACCATTAAATAAAACTAAATTAGTTGGTTCAGGTCCCGTATATGTAATATTAATATTAAAATATTGATTGTAATCACAATATTCTAAATCAACGTGTTTAACCTCAAGTAACTCCCCGTCGTTATTTATCAAATAATCACCATATATCAAATAATCATTGTTATGACCACAACAAGGTTCAATAGGTTGTTCAGTTGGTCTTGTTTGAAGATACTCGGGTAATCTATAATCGATAAAATAATTTTTAGTATCGGTAACATTTAAATCAGAATCCACAATTTTATTTGTGTAGACTTTAAGTTTAGTTGTTGGTAATACTTCGATTATTGATTCAACATTGTTTTTGTTAACAACTGTAATAACACTTGTCTTTACTGAACCAACCGAATCAATTTTTGACACAGTTATTTCGGTATTAGTATTTAAAAAATTAACATTATTAAAAACTTTAGCATTTAATAATGTTTGATTTGAGAAGTTTTCAATTGCATTATCTGTTGCCGATAATAATACATCACCAACTAATAGATTTTTTACTTGTTTCTCAATATAGGATGAACCATCTTTTACTAACACAACTGAATCGTGTTTTAGTCCGTAGTTGTAACTATTTCTATATTGTACGTTTGGTACTATTGTATATCCCGTACTTGTTAAATTTATATTATCAGGAACTTCAACCGGTATCTCAACAACTTTTAGTGAAAGTCCCTGAATTCTTGTTTTAATATTATTATTTCCAGCATCTGTGAAAACCAAATCCAAATCATCATTTTCTGTAAAACCAGAATATAAAAATTGACAGGTTGAACCGTCGACCTTATATAGATTAGTTACGTCATTTGTATTTGTTTTTAAATTTTCACTTACATAAACTGACCAATCTGATCCCGATTGTATTAATGACCCCGTAACACTAAAAACTAAATCAGTTATTAATTTATATTCGGTACTACCGGTATAAACATTACAATTAGCGAAGACGTCAACGTGAAAATCATTAACTAATGTTGGTTGTGGGTTGTTTACAAAACGATATTCGAAATATTCATTAACTGAACAATCATCGGGACCATATTTAACAGATGTAAATTTAATTTTTTCTACACCATCAACATCAGTAAAAAACTCATAATTAATAATTTGTTTTGTTTCGGTGTCGGTATTTGTAGAATGAGAAACATATGAACTATATAACTTATATTCGGTACTACCTGATGTGGTTCCTGTATAAATTACATCTTTATCATAACCCGCCTTTAATCTTGTTGTTGAGTTAATTTTATTAATGATTGTTTGAACCGCACTTCTCCACAATGTTTTAATTTTATCTACATCAGGATTAATATGTTCTTTGTAATCACAAATTAATGGTATGGTGTCACCTGTAGTTGTTGTTGTACAACCCGTTACACCAAACGAATCAAATAATTTAGCACTATTGGTGGTATTTGTTGTTCCGCTTATTACAACCGTCATACCTGTGGTTAATCCTGAATAATCGGGACCACCGTATATCGTACCATCAATCTCAATAATCGGATAATACGTTACACCTGTTAAATTAATAAGACCTCTTAAATTAGGTTCATCACCTAATAAAGTTTCTAAATCTTCTTCAATAGCATTTTCAAAATTAGGATACAATACCTCAATAAATTCTTTAGGTTGACATCCAAATTTATATTGATATTTTGATTTGCCAAAGGTACCATTTTCAATAAGGTTACCTCCTGTCCACAATGTGGTTGCTGGTATTATTTGGTCTAAAACTTGAGTCCAATATGGGCTCATTTTAGTTATAAATTCATTTACATCTGTAAGGTTGTATGGTGTAAATTCAGTACTGGCAATATATTGACTAAAGATATTCTCTAATACAATATAATTTTTTTTGTACTTAATTGAATGTGAATTTAAAACGGTCTGATTTAAAATTTTATCTAAAAACTCTGCAAATGATACTTCATTTTGTGGGGTTAATTTACCAAATGTTAAATCTAAATCTCTCGATTTACGATATATGTCATAATCAATAACTTGTGCTGAAGATAAATAAACTCCTAAATTTTTTCTATTAAGTGTTAAACTTAAATCACCGTCAACAATTTCACCTTTGGTGTTGTCAACGATATTTTCTAATTCATAACCCGTATCTAAACCAGGTAATGTTCTATAAACATCAAAATAATCTTCACCATAAGTGAATGGACTATTTTTAGTTATAATTGTTTTTGTCCTACCCGTTAACGTTGATAATTCCGTATCTAATATTAATGGTGATTTGTGGTCGATAGTATTATCGTACCAACCTGAACCTTTTTGAAAGAATAAATCTCCTGTTACACCACTAACAGATTGTGGAAAATATGATACCTGTTTAACAGGGTAACCTCCTCTATCTAATGTTGTTGTACCCGTTGTGGTTGTTGTGGTATATGTATACCCTGTAATGTTTAAATCTGCGTTAGTATGTAATTTACCACCATTTATTGCATCGTAAATGTCACCCTCTAAATCAAACGATTTTGGAAACGATGTTACTTTATAAACATACTGTTCAATTTTAATCATTGGTTCAGGAGCACCTAAGAATCTCAAAAAGAATTCTATAGATTGTCTTGTACCTTTTGATTTATATATGTGAGCAAGATTAACTAATAATCTTCTATAAAATTCGTATTCAGCCTCAATTAATGAAATACCTTCAGGTTTACCTGGATACTGTGTTGTTTTGGTATAAAGTAATTCGTCAAAATTACTTTCACTTAATAAGTTAACAGTGTCTAATCCTAATGTGTTTGATAAATTCTTTAATAATATGTCAGGTACGTTATTAATACCATCATAACTTACGTTTCTCATAAACGCAATGTTATCTATGTATTTTTTTACCTTATCGAAACTTTGTCCATATAATTGGAAAACCGCTTCCGCTTTTTTTCCGTCCGTATCAAATTCGAATAATTGCGGTGAGCTTAAAAATCTAATAAGTAAATTAGATTTATAGTCATCAATCTCATCTGCAATATCACTTAAATTTCTAAGATAGTTGTCATATTCAATCCCAACAATCAAAAGGTTCCAATTGTCTTTAGTTGATGTGGGCCAAGTATATTCAACAGTGGTTAATTCCGTTCTTGTTTCATCAAAACTATCTCTTGGTACTTTAAAACTTGCCGTGTATTTTGGTGAGGTTTCTCTGTTTAATAAACTACTTTCTAAATCATCTAAGTTTAAAAAGAATTCTTCACTTACACCATTATTTGGTCTAATTAAAATATTTTCATTGTATGTTGTCGCACCGTTAAATGGATTACCACTAACTGTCAATTTTATATTATTTGATGAGTTTGGTTCTGTATATGATGTTATATCATATGTTACACCACTAATTTCAATTACATATTTTTTATATGATGAATAAAAATCTCTTACTGGATTTAAACTGTTAATTGTTGTGTTACTTTTCGGTGTTATAAAAATAACATCGAATGGATTATACAACATACCAACTTCAACATCAAATGTTGTTGTTTTAGTTTTACTATTGTAAGTTGAATTAAATGCGGTGTATCCACTAAGACTAATATAACTATTTTTATCAATCAAAATTCCCGCCGGAAAGTTTTTGATTATATTAGTAACACTAACTGATAATCTATTTTTTAAAGACCCAAATAAAGATTTACCTGAATCGTTTTTTGAACTATTAAATTTAATTTCTTTTTTTGTTGATTTAATGGATTTACCATTAATCGTTGTTCCACTTTGATTTTCTTCTTTTAAATCGTCTAATGTTAAAAAATCTGAAAATGGATTTGTTTTAAAGTTCTTTGTGTCTCTTTGAACTATTCCACTGTCGAGTGCAAAGTTGGTATTGGTCAATTGACTAGTACCCTTGGTGATTTGACCACCAACTAAATTATCACTAAACGTATCTGCACCACTGCCAGCCTGACTCGGAACTTTGTATTTTGCCATTAGATATTAGTAATTGTATCGAAATTTAGTGTTTCATCAATATCCGTACGATTCTCTCTAACTTCATATAGAGTTTCTTGAATATCATCTTTAATTTCATAAAGATTGTATTGTCTGTAGATATTGTTTTCTTTATCGTAGATTGTGTAAATACCCTCACTAACCGCCTTCGTTTGATTACCGTAAAGTGCGTTTGCTAATGTTGATGCATCGTGTTCAACCATATCAATTTCAATTGTTGTTGGGTTGAAGTATGTATTTGTTAATATAATTTTTTGACCAGGTAAACCAATAAATGGAACCGTATTTGGTTTATTTGATGGTGCCGATGATGGTGTTATTGTTAAAAATAAAAAATTCGTTGCACCTTCACTATATTGGTATCTAACAGATTTCTGTGTTGAGCTGTTTAAATTGGCCGTAACTGGTGTACAATAAAATGATGATGTTACCACTTTATAAAAATTAGTAACTTTCTTATTATCACTCGAATTAATATATTCAATTCTATAACCAACTAAACCTTGTGGTGTAAATTTATTTTTATCGGCAGAAGACACGTTACTAATATCAACAACTAAACCTCTAACTGAAGGTAATGAAGCCAAAACTCCACAATCCATAATTGATGTTCTAATTTGTTTTGGTCTTAAATGAAGTGTGTAAACACCTAAATCACCGAAGTCTGCAGCATTTAATTTTAGATTATATAATCCACCTAAAACCTCAACATTTTGAGCTGCGGTGTCGGTTGTTGTTCCTGATGTTTGGTAAATAGGTGTTAAAACCTGATTTGCGGTTAATTTTTTCAAAGTAACCTGTGAAGTCGATAACCTATTTGGTACATAATGATAAAGTATCTCAACGTCATCCGGTGAGACATCTGCGGGTCTAACTACTCCATATGATCCTACTGCCATAATCTTTTAATTATAAATATAATTTTTATTGTTTTTTAACATTAAAATATCCATTTCCATAAACATCTAATTCACTCATATTATCAATTTCACCAAGTCGAAGGTTACTTTCCATTACACCTTGTCGACCTCTTTCAACAAAAATGTCCGAATAAATCGTTGGGTCGTCGATAAAACCTAAGAAATGTTCATT